ATGTTCCGCCAGTTCCTATCTCTGAGATAGGAACAGTCAAAGTATTTGTCCCTGCTGTTGTCGCAGTTACATCTAGAATGCCCGGATAGTTTACGGTTAATATAGCAGTGTCAACGACTTCGCCAGAATAACATAGCAATGTTTGGAAACCGATATCAATACTATTGAGTGCATAAGTTGAGCCGCCGTCTGTAGCAGAAACCGTAAAGTCAAATGCGTTCAACACATCCTTTACATAGTATTCTACACCGTCTTGTAGACCAGTACCTGCAGTAAAGCCTTCAAATTTGACAGGCATTCCTGAATAGAAGCCCAATGTACTTCCTGACACATGTTCTTCATATCCGCTAACTGTATTACTAGCCGATGACTGGCTGACTGAAACTTCATATAAGCCAGTGCCGCCTGTTGTACCGCTTGTCTGTGAAACGACACGAGTGTTAGGATCAATATTTGGACCATACACATATGTACCAATTATTACAGTACCCTCATTGATTGCAGTGATATTCATTACTGTACCGGAGATTGACGCTGTACCAACAAAAGTCTTTACAGAAGGTATAAGTCTAATTGAATCATTAGTTGCTAAGGTTCTTTCTACACTTCTCACGAAGGATGACCAGGTCAATTGTCTTTCATTGTCAACATCTGTAATTTCAAATGCAACTCCCTGGGCACTAGCTAAAATTGTGCTAATGTCTGGGTTTTCATTGTCGAGCAAAATTGAAGAACTAGAAACTGCCTCACTGTTGAAGTAATTTCCTGCAAAGAACGAACCATAATATGAACCAGTTTCCCAATCAAGAACCTGAGAGTTATAAGTTGTTCTATCAAATCTGATAGTGATGTTGTTTTCTCTGATTGGAGAAGCACTGGTAATTGCTGATGCCTTTGCTCCAGCGTTAAGAGTCATGCCGACACTAGTGCCAGCAGTTGTAATCAATATTCTATCATGATCTTGTAATGCATCTGCATAGTTAGTGTATAGGGCAATTACTGCTACTGGATCACTTTCAAGAACACCTACATAATACCACTGATTATCAACGAGCTTGGTAATCGTACTACCATCAGGAGCTTTCTTATATTGCACGATATCACCTGTTCGTAGATTCGGTGCATAAATGTTAATAGTGTGAAGTAAATTATTTACATTTGTGTTGTTGAATGCTACTGAGTATGCAGGATCAATAATGATTTGCGGTAGAACTGCATAACCTTGTCCTGGATTAATGACATTAATCTGTAGCACACTATCCAAATTCATGACTGCTTCTAATTGAGCAGGAACAGTAGGCGCCGGATAAATTGCAGTGTCTATATATGCTGTAACTTTAGGAGGCTCTAGATACCCTCTGCCGCTATCCAGCAACAATACCGGAGGTAAATCAGTATAGATAAGTTCTCCGGGAATATGTTCAGAAATAGCTGTACCGTTTACTCCTCTTAAGAGGCCTCCGATAAGATTCAACGCTCTATCAACTGATGAGTAAGCAATTTCTTCATCATTAATTTTAATCGTCCCGTTAGTGGGGAAACCACTAGCGTTGTCAACTAGAAAGTAATTTGAACTTGTGCTTACATATGAGGCAAGCGTAGTGATTTGATAATTTGGTTCGCCAACTATTGACAATCCTCTATTAGCAAACCACTGACTGTATTCAGTATCTTCCCAAATAGTATCGTCTACACTGTATTCATACTCATTGTCAGATGCTCCGTAAACTAACTGAGGAGTAATAAACTTTTCGTATTCCGCACTGTATTGAGCAGGTAAGTCAAAATCAGTGATGTCTCCCTGAAATACATCAGTGCCTGTGTACTTAAACAAGAAGTCTTTGATTACAACATGGTAAGGTTTTACTTCGTTGATATAGCCTTCTAAAAATTCTTGATTGTCAGTTTTTAGATTTTCAATAGGCAACAGTTCACGAATAGTATGCGAAACATCAATAAGTGAAGTCTTATTGAGCCACGGCAAATAATTCTGGGACTCGGTTGTTTCACTTTGAATGAATTCAAATAGTAAAATCAAGCTCTTATTTCTAAACTCAACTAATTCGTCAACATAAATCTGCTCATTCAATGCACGAATGATGTATTTTGTTTCTTCGCTGGGATATAGATCAAATACGGTAGTATCATAGAAATCTCCACCATATCCTAATTTTGCTGCGCTATAGTCCCAAAGACTTGATTTAAATCTTATTGTACCGTTTTCTAAACCAACTCTTGTCCAAACTGCAAGCACATCACTATCTAGTCGATAGATTTCAAATTTACCTGCACCGTTTTGTTCAACTGTTACTAGTGTTCCGTTAGGTACATTGAGTGCCGATAAATCAGCATAAGTAGGTACTACTAATAGAGTTTTAGTATTGTCATCGTAACCCGCAGCCCACCAATTTACATACTCCCAATAATCTCTGGTGTTGTAAAACTCACCTGAGGCAAATAAGAATGTTGCGTCTGGACGAGTTTCTGCAACAGGGAAACGAGATAGAACTTCATTAGCGTAAACCAAATAGTTATTCAATGCTTTAAATCTGTTGAAGAAGAAGCTTTGTCTTGGTCTTGCTAGAATACCTGATTGAACTGCTTTAGGCAAGAATGGATTAGGAACAACCTGTCCAGACTCATCACAGCCGCTGAGAGAATCTAACATTCTATCATACAAGCCATATGGTGCTGAAGTCTTGCCCAAACTTTGTACTAAATTATTGTCAGTGTTGTTTGTCTTGACGATAGTAGATGGCAAGCCCGGCAAGAAATCGTCAGGATAATTTTCACGAACTAATGTGAATTCATTGTGTGCAACATCGTCACTTGTGCCGTTAGCGAATCCTACATGGAACACACTATCGTTAGCATTGATGTAAGGTGAGCAATTATAAAGTGCAAAAGCATTTGGCAAGATCGGAGCCATATAAGCAACGCCGCTTGCTCTTGGATTAGCAATATATGATGCAATAATAGTGTCAGATAAGTTCTTGCCTAGTTTTTGCGAAATGATGTTGCTATTTCTTACCCAGAAATAGTATATAGGAACTGCGATTCCAGAAGCATTTAATGTGCTACTCACAGAAAACAGATTAGAATTCAATGGGGTGCCAGTACCTTGATAGTTATTAGGCGGAACATTACTTGCTACCCAAGTAAAGACTGCAACATCAGATCCTGGGAATAGTGTTCCCCAGTATCTTGCATTATATGATGGATCATTTTGATGATAGTTCAAGAATCGAATGTTATTTGTATTGAACCAAATTTCACCCACATGTTCTGCTCCCCAAACTTGTCCAGTAATGGGTGCAAGATCACTATTGTATTTTGCTGGGTCTACGCTCGTTACATAGTCAATGTCTTGTCTTACTGCACCTAGCAACTTGCCATTTAATGGATCCATGTAATCTAAGTTTATTAAGGTGTTATTAGTTTCAGCACTAAAGATTTGTGTATTTTGAATCTTTTCGATATCTACTATTGCTGAACTCTGACGGTACACGGCCCAATCTTGAATACCAGTTGAATTATTGTACACAACCACTTGACCGCCAGTGACCAATCCACCTTGCATGTTAGGTGCACCTACTAATACAATATTGTCATTGAAATCTAGTGAGTAGCCGTATTGAGGATTAAAGCCATAATCTAGGCTATTACTGTTTACTGACTGTGCATATACATATGATCCAGGATTGAGTAAGCTTTCATTGTTCTGACCCAAGAAATCAAACATGTAGACTGCGCCTGCGTTTGGATAACTTTCTACAAATCGAGTTGCATTGTTATCAAATACCGTGTCGTTGTCTAGTTGTTCATCGTCGGTAAAATCGAATGTAGTGCCTTCGTAACGAGTTCCTACAGGCGCACTGATTACTACTGAACCCGAATCACTAATCTTGATTGCACTACCAAACTGAGTTGGGCCTTGCTCATGCGGACAATTAATAATCTGAGTCTTAGTAAAGATTTGCAATCCAAGCTCATTCAACGTACTTCCGTCGAACGCAGTGATAACTAACTTTTCATTATTGATAGTTAAGTCAGTATCAATAACCTGAATTATCAATTTACCGTTAGATGCGGCTGCTTGAATATTAGTGATGTTGTTAGTGTTAATTGTCGCAGCGATATGAGTAGCGTCGCCAGGTGTAAGCTGAACTAAGAAACCATTAATCAATAAATTACGATTACCTACTACATTACAATCAGTTGTGCCAACTACAATACCGTGTCTTGCTCCGCCGTTAGTAAAGCGATATACTGCACCTTCACGATTCTTGCTATCGATTTCGAATGGACTACCTACAAGAATATCTGATCCTTGTTTGTTAATATCGAGGTCATAACCAAATTGAATATTAGTTCTGTCAACATAATCATTATTCAATACTTGAATCACATTGAACTGATTGTCACTAACATTTACAATATCACCTGCCTGAAGTGTTCCGGTATAATAGAACATGCTACCAACACTTGCGTAGTTAATATCATCTACTAATGTGCTGTTTACGGTTACATAAAGCGGGGTGGTTTGTGCTGTAGCGGTTACTCCGGTAATTGAGCCATCTGTTATTACAGTAATAGGAGTTGACGAAGAACGACTTGTCTTAAGTTGAATGGTGTTACCGACAGGTGTACCTGCAACATAGTAAACCATATCAGTTTCAACCTCAGTACCGCCTAATCCCACACCAGTAAAGATGATAGGATCGTTTTCAGCAATTCCTGCTGCACTTGCTAGTGTAACTGTATTAGGAGCAGTTGTGCTTGATACAGTTGTTCCTACAGTAGTAGGAGTCCAAGCTAGCTGGAATGTCTGCGGAGTATTAGGAATAGAATTGAACGGTACTTCGATATTTTGTATGGTTCGCTGATAGAGATAAGCAGCTCCATTGTCAAGAATTAATGAGCTAAAGTTCTTGTTTGGCGCGCCGACTACGAGTACAGAACCAGTTTGATTTGTTGTCGTAGATTTAGCAAAACCATCAGCACTGACAAGGCCTAATACTGAACCATCAATGATTGCAGACTGTTCATAGGTGACCTGCATTGCAGTACCTGTACCAGAACCAATTCCTGTCGCTACGAAGGTAATACCGACACTATTTTCAATGGCACCAATTGCAGTAAAATTGGTATTACCTACATCAGTGATAGTATAAGTTTGACCAGCAACAAAATAACCAGCAGTTAGATTGATGTTCTGCTTGCGATAAACATAGACCTTACCGGTTGTCAAGTCACTGATATAAATCCAGTTAGTGTCATCACTAATTGCTAGTTCTGTCCCCCAATTAGTCACACCTACTGGAGCTGTAATTGTCTGATAGCTTACGATATCATCTGACAATACGCTATCGTTCAATGTATAGACATATACTTTCGGTGTACCGCTTGTTGGCTCAGAGACTACATAAATGTTATTAGCGTAAACAATCTTTGTACCAAATGATGTACCCTCAGTGATAGTTTCACCGATAGCGTATGTACCATTTACATCGTCATAACTATAACGATATAGAATTCCAGCGCCTGCGTCACTTACTAGATAACCCATGTCAGGAGTGTAGGCAACAGCAGTACCGTATGTGGTAGAGTTGTCTACTTCTAGTTGACCTTGGCTTTGATAGTTGATGCTCTTGCGGTATACAGCCCAGTCGCCATTATTATTTTCGTCTACCCATACAGTATTCTTTTGGAATTCTGCTTCAAGCAAATCAATACTTTTAATATCAGCCGGAGTTGCAACTCTTTGATTAACAAATGACAAGCCGATGCCGAAACCTTGAATTGCATTGTTAGTGGCGTTTCCTACAGACAGATTAATAACTACCTGATTCAATCCTAAAACTTCGGTAACGATATAGTATCCATCTACATTAGCAGCAAAATTAATGATTGATAGGGGGTCAAGGCGTTGTAGATTATGAGGTTGAGCAAAAGATACAATTGCTGTTCCATTAAGATTGCCCACTACCTGTAGCACTTGTCCGATCGGCTTCCAAGAAAACACTCCCCATTTCTCTTTGAAGTTAGCTAACCACATATAATCACGAACATAGAATTCATTGATTGGAACAACAATGCTGTTAGCATCTACTGCTGCTGGTAAACCAGAGAAGTAATAAGATGCCATTTCAACATCATTAAAGTTCACATATCCAGCATTTGGATATAATGGGTTAGGATAGGTTAATGATGTAGTACTAAGAATATTTGGGCTAGTTATCGAACGACCATAGTTATATAAACTGTATGTTGGCACTTCTTGATTAGCACCAGGTGTGTAGATTCCCTCAGTTAATGCAACAATTGAAGGGTTTCCTGTTAAACTAGGTTGGCTAAGCTTAAACTCAACAAAATTATCATTTAGTGTGCCGCCGAATTCTCCGGATTTGATAGCCCAGTTTTCGTACACATCATAATCAATTCCGCCCTGAGGGAGATTAGCTCCCTTAAATGCAACAGTGGCGTTTCGAGTACCCTTATTTCTAATCAAGTTTTTGTAAACATTGATTTGGGTTACATCAGTTAAGTCTACCAAAGCTAGGTAATCTCGTGGGCGATATCCGATAAGCGAATAGCTCAACAAGTCTGCATCTCGCTCAAGATTGGCTTTGTTTATATCGTAATACAAAGTGCTTTCATACGCACGAGTGCTTGCGTTAGGCAGCATTCCTTTTTGAATATTTTCGTAGTCAATCAATGCCCAGTTTAATTCTTCAAATACTAATGCAGGTTGAATGATTTGTAGTGCAGAATAATATCTGTTTTTATACTTGACAATTCTTCCCTTAGTGTATTTTACATTAGGTGACCACTCTTGTATATTGTCTTGATTGATAATAAAGCCATATGCATTTACCGTACCGTTCCATTCAGCAGTTTTAGTTCCAGTGACAGTTACTCTATTCTGTCTTAAGCCAGTAACCAAATTATAGATGATATCATTGAACAAGGTCACATTATTAAACACGATAGCATGTTCAAAGTTGTTTAAGTTAAATTGTCCATAGCTCAAAGAATCCCCCGTGTTTAGCGGTACTGCGTTGAACTCAGTATCATTTCTGTACACAGAAAGATTGTTCATTTGTATAGGGTATAGATCCTGATTCAGAATGAAATTCTGTTGCTGTAGAGTTAATGGTTCTACTACGGTGCTTTCTTTATTGATCTTGATGCCACCGGCTGCTGGATTTATTGTGAGTACGCTGCCAACTTCCCAACCTAACTGTACCCAATACAAGAAATCTTGTACCATTAGTTCCCAGTTAACTTCTCTGCCGTTTTCGATGGTATCAAAAATCATACCCTTAGATTGTAGATAAGCAGCATAGCTTAGTATAAATTGTGCTACTTCTTGATAACTGTAGAATATAGTACCGTACGGCACTAATACTTCTTTGGAGCTATAATTATTAGTGATATTAACTGATGCGCCGTCAACTGCAATTTCAAAATTGTTTCCGCTATAGACTGGTTGCAAAGTATTGAAATACGCAAAAGTTTGACTATTACCATATACTGTCCAACCTTGAGCAGTTTTCTGTATCACTACGCCAGTAAACATCAATTGATCATATGCTTGGTTATCGTACAATAGTACCTGATAGCTTTCATCAGGAATTAGCAGTGAAGCATTGTTACTGTTAGGTGAACCCTTTTCAACATAAAACTTAAGTAGTGTCTTGTCGCTGTAGCCTGCTAGTCTATAAGCTAGTCTTACATCAAGGTTATCCAACAGCGTTGTAATATTCTCAGTAGCAGTGATGCCAAGTTGCTTTTCATAATCAACAATCCAGTTGATGTATGAGGTTTTGGCAGTGCCATTTCCGTAAATTTCAATTTCATTAATAATCAAGTGTTGACGATTGTTTACCAAATATTGATTAAATTCTGGATTGTATTTGTAGTTGTCTAGGTCTACGGCCAAATTAAAGAATTCGGCCGGTCTTGTCAACGCAAATAGCTTGACTAGATCGAATGGCCAAGAAGAACTACGACGATAGCTTAGTTCTACTGGACCCATGTCGCCAATCTTCCAATCTTTCTGGAAAGTGCTTGGGTTGTAGTTTGCAACTACGCTAACAAAAGGAGTCAACAATTCACCTGCGCTGTTGACAGGAATTAAACTTGACAAGCCAGGACGAGCTAATTCAGGAATAACATAGCTGTCGCCGTTGTTCCAAACCAAACCTTCTTCTAGGTCACTCCACAAAATACCATTATCACTAGTATATGGAGCTGGACCATAACGCTGAGTCCACCAGCTAGGCTGTTCTGCAAACCCTAGCATCTCCCACGGAGTAGTTTCAGGAGTGGTAGTGTCATAGAGATATTCATACAACCCTCTCCAATAGCCCTGAAGTATAGGAGCGCGGTCTAGCTTGTTCTGTGAATTAGTATAGTTATAAGTCCATTCGTTAAGTTTATTAAAGAATTGTGTCTTATAATCTAATCTATTTTGTCCAATCCAATTCAAGAATCCAGGTGAATACATTTCTAAGAATTCATCCCAACTGTAGGTTGAATCTCTGAAGTACCCCGGAACAACTTCGTAATCGTAAATAGGCACTTCGGTGCTTAACTTTAAGTTGTTGTAGATTCTCTTTTCAAACTCAAGCAATGCTTGATCTCTGAAATCAACTAGCACATTCACTTCAGGTAGATACTGCCCATATAGTTTAGTATATGATCCGTCATGTCCTTTGATGAAATAAGTAGGAGTGTTATAGTTGATGTCCAAAACAACTTCCGGTTCAAATGCCTGATATAATCCTAACTTAGTAGGAGTGTTAGGAACATATGAACCATATGTTTGGTTGTATTCTTTGATTACAATCTTATCACCCGGCTGCAAATCTAAAGTAATTGTCAATGAAGGACTGTCGGTACTGACAGTGTAATCTACATCACTTAATAGTTGTTGCTGGAAGGTTAGGCCTGAAACTGTTCTAGTTAGGTATACTAACACACCATTATAATTTGCGTTTTCAAAGTTATAGATTTTAGATAACGGATAGATTGATGTATCTAAGCTGTTATTAAATGTATAAGTGTTTGATCTATAGGGACTCTTGCTTGGCAACATGTCAGACCAAAAGAAAGCGTTGAGTTGACTTTTTGCCGCAGTAATTTGATCAAGTGCATCATCTAAGATTTCACTAGGAGTGTATCTTTGCACATAATCTGTGTTCTGTACGGTATCAACAATTAACTGCTTGTACTTGATATATTCACGACTGTTGAATAGTAGGGCGTTGAATAGATCGTGTTCTTTCTTGCGTAAGAATGTACCAGGCAGAACAAGACTTGCACTATTTTGAATAATCTTTGTACCATAGATGTTAAGATTACCTAAATCGCGGTAGTTATTTGGTCCAAAAATTTCACCTGAAGTGTTAGGCGCATTGATGAAGATATCACGATATTGTTGACGAACATCCCCTACATTAACAGTAGTTACATCTCCATTGAATGGGTTGTTTGACAAGTTAATCGGAATAGTGTAGTATGCTGTTTCACTTACCTGATCACTTAATAATAAAACTTGAATTACTGTATTGTTTGGATCAGCCGGTGTTGTCAAAATAGTAACGACTGTTGAATCTGTACCTACGCTTACTGAGTAATTTTCTGGAGCTTGATATATGTTATTGAAATATACCTGTATTCTAGGCCAGCCTAATTTATCCGAACCTAATACGGGAAGCATTGCAATATCGCAAGTGAACTGTGATGGTTGACTAAATTGATTATAAGGGAAGCTGAACACTTGATATTGTGTCGAAGGAGCTACCGCAGTTTCCCATCCTAATAGTCTGTTGTAATCGGTTCTAGTATCATAGTTATACACATAGCCGGTGTTGACTTTTTGCGTAATAGGATTACCCAAAGCAACATAATCAAAAGTATCTAAGTTCAACGAAACATCAAAACTAATATCTCCTACATTGTCGATTGAAGAAAATCTAATCGGGAATCCTAAGATAGGATCATCAATTGTAGTGTCACTGAAGCCGTAAGAAAATAGTTTGTTACCTTGGAAAGATGAGCTATTGTAAACGGCGGTGTCACCGAAACTGATGTTGTTTTCGTCAAATACATCAAAGAAAGGTGCTTGATTTACTGTTATTTTTAGCTGTGCTTGATTCCAGTCAATACCATTAAAATAGAAAGTATCACCTTGATAATTATAGCCTCTGAGGACAGCTACTTGTTCGTCAGGTAATACTTCAGCATCTTCAGCAAGCGAGAGAGTGATCACTGGACCTTGACCAGCAACAACTTCTGCCAATTCAACTACAAAGATTTTATTTTTTGTACCAGTAGTAGTGTCTTCGCTGAATATGATTCTTGAGCCGGAAAACACCTCATAATTATTTACAGTAGTATCAGTACCAACAATACTTGCATTGGTTGTTCCTGCAAAAGTCTTTGCATTTTCCCATTCAACTGTGATTATTAATGTGGTTGTACCAGTAATGTTTGTGATTTGGCTATTAGTAGGTAATACAGCATCAGTATCACCGACATACATTCCTACTTGAAATGCTCCGGTTACATCATCTGCATCAACAGTAATTGTAGTTGAGGTCGTTGCGATTGCTGGCGCAATAGTTGCTGTATAGGCAGTATATGTCTCTACATCTGGATAGTACGCTTTTGTTCCGGGAATTACACTTAATGCATCAGTTTGTCTAGTGTCATAAAAATCGATAAGATTTTTACCAGCTGATCCTGAATTGAATAATCTAAGATTAGGATAGAATTCAATAATAGGACGAAGTGCTTTGTTATTGTAATTTCCTAATTCAGTAATCAATGCAGGATTGTTATTATATGAAGCAGTAGCATTGATAACATCAATGTGGAACCAACGATTGCTTCTTGACCAGGCATTCTTGCTTATGCTATTACGAGCAATAGTAATGTAGTCTTTGTCGACCGGAACAAACAAATTGTTGTCGTAATTTCCAATATCAAATGGGGCAACATCGTATGGGTTAAACACCCCAGTAGTAAAATCTTCAGGACATATTAACGATTCAACAGGAACAAGCTGCATTGCTGTTCCTACTCCTTCAACATAGTATTCTCCAGTAAGATAGCTAGCAGGGACTACATCTCCGTCAAACGATACCTTAAGACCGTTAGTGAAAACTACTCCGTTAGTTGAAGTGAAGTTTTTTTGTCCAAGTATGTCTGTTTCAACATCTAGTGTGTTTTTAGCATTACTTTCGATCAAGCGGATTACACCAACCTTGTTAGGAGTTGTGCTATCCTGATAATATAAAATGTCCTTGACTGCACTGAGATATGGTATTTGCGAGATTCCGCCGCCCACTGACTTATAGAAGGATAATCCAATATATTCTCTACCATATAGCGGTGTAATTCTAGTGTTGATTGGTACAAGCCCTGCTGGGTTAAGACGCAATACTGGATCACTAGGATTACCGACATATTCTACTTGATAAAAATTCTGACTTACGGAAGTATAGAAGCCTTCTTCATACAAACCTTGATTAATGTTTGCTGGCATACTTCCTGAACCAGGAGTCAATGTGATATTAGGGCCACCTAAGGTTTGACTAATTGTAAAGTCAGTAGAGTTCAGAACGCTACTTACATAGTAAACCTGACCTGGAATAACTCCACCAAATGCCGGGCTATCAAAAGTAATAGTTGGTTGAGCAAAAATCAATACTCCGGTATTAGGATCGATTGCATAAAACAAATCTGTTGTACCGGCAGACATAGAGAATGATGTAGTATTACAGCTGCCTATAGTTGCTACCGTATCGGGAACTAAACCAAGATTAGTATCGTATTCAGTTTCACCAAAATATGCACTCACATAACCAGTTTCATTCACTACACCGGTGTTATAAAACATAACAGTTAGACCGTTCAATCCAGTGACACCGTCTATCCCTGAAGGAAGATCGGCTAATCTAGCACCGTTAATTTGATCGAACGGCACATCTGAAATGACATCTACTGTAGTATTAAATGGGAAATTAAATTGATCTTGTGCATCTTTATTGGGCACAGCAAATGTAACTATACCTTGACTAGCGCCATTATTAGATACACCTAACACATCACGAGTATAAAGATTAGGTTGAGCAGGACTGTATCCAGTTACGCCAGGTTCGCCCTGAATCCAAAACTGACTATTTTGATTTACTGAGAAATTATATACACCGCCTCTTAGTAAAGTAAGAGTAGGATTTACTGCACCGGCACCTGACCCTAATTCACTAATATTATAACCATTTGATAAATCTGTTACAACATAATCTTGTGCCGAAAATACTGTTGCCGAACCGACGGTTACCGCGGGCGGACCAAAAGGTAGCCAATAATATTGGTTGTAGTTGATTAGCTTGTCTAGATTGGTAAAACTATCCCAAGAATAGAATTGACTTTCAAACAATCTACTATTGTTGTCCGACACTGCGCCTTGAAGATTCAAAGCATCGATCATACCGGGGTAACTGATAAAATCTTGAGCTACGGATTCATCTGTTTTAGTAAAGACAACTGCTGGATCTAGTTGATAATCGGTACGAATTTTTGTTGGTTCAGTAACATAGTTATTAGTTGCATTGATTCCATAGCCCAGCTTGCTACCTACATAGCCCTGAATACGAGCCGTAATAGGGGGATTGACGATTTGGTCAAGCGTAGCTGCCAAAAACTCACTGTTGTTTGGTGTTTGAAAAATTTCCGGGAGGAAGTCTAATGTTCTGATTCTAGCCATGTATATACTTATCTTACCTGTAATTCGGCGGGTGTGAGAGCTGGGATCACAACCACATTATTTGCTGTTGCTGCATTGACAAAAATTTCGTAGGGCATACATTTTATTTCATATAAATCTCCGAAGCTCATAGATGGGTCATTTGGAACAAGTACGACTGAACTAATAAGTTCTCCTACAGTTGCGTGCAAATATGCAGTGAGTTCTGAGAAATAGAAAGTGTCTCCAAAATTCCAAAAGTTAATATTAAAATAGTTATTCATGGCTGAAAGTACTGCACTGCGAATTTCACTATCACTTGCGTTTACATTAGGTGCTTTAACAACCTTAACAGTAGAACGCAGCGCGGAATCTGCTTTAGCACCAAACAGAGGCTTGAATACTACACTGTTTACTATAACTGCATCACTTAGCATTTTGTAGTTTTGAATCTGCCCGTATTCTTGTTGTAGTTCACCGATAGTAGGTCTAGTAGGTTTTGGAATAGTATTTGTAGTATCCACAATCCAATTCTGATATGCGGTATAGTAAGACTGAGTAACCACATACAAGTCAATGATATTAGTTGTTACTGGGTCAATTCTTGTAGTGTTGTTACTATTGTGTCGGTACTGGTAGCTAAGTCCTTGACGACCTGGCTTCATTGAATATTGAAGCTGTTCAGTTAAAATATAGACAGGAGTTGTTTTGGTCTGATCTTGTATTGTCTTATAGAACTTATTTTCTGTATAAGCATAGAACAAAGTGCCCAATGGATAGTCATATTTGTTGACTTCGATTTGGCTTTTATTTGGATAGGTATATACGACATCGCTAGATGGAATGACATACTGGCGAGTTAAGTTAATAGGATCCTGTACTGTTTCGAAAAATACATAAACACCTACATTAATGTTGTTATTTTGATATCCGGTAATCTCATTAAAATAATCTGGATTTAATATTAATTGGCGATTATTGACATCAGTAGTTGCAACCTCAACTTGGAAGTCGTTAACATATCCATCGCTTTCTACTGTCTGACCTAATATATTCATTTTAATGTCGAGACCCAAAGATGAGTTTGAACCAAACTGACTATTAATTGCTAACACATTGATGAAGTCTTGTATGATTTTTCCAGAGAAAGGATCGTACACTAACTCGTTGGGACTGTAGGTAAATCTTGTGTCAGTCACACTACCAAAGTAATATGTCAATGCTTTATAGGTAATAGTGTAAGTATTTGCACCGGTGGAGTCAAACTTTACAAAGTAATTTGAATCATTGAATGAACTGATTGACCAGCGTTCTTCATTTACTAATAAACTATTATTGAATACTAAAGAAAAGTCTTGTTGCAATTCCATTTTAATCAAGCATTCTTGAATCAAATTAGTAGACAGCGAATTATCAAAGACCGGTATGATTTGTGAGAGAATTACCCCTGAAGGAACATATCCGTTAACTTTAATTGGGCCTGCTCCATTAGCAAAACTACCGCTTCCATTGTTACTACCGTCACCGACAACACTTAGTACAGTAGACCAAATATATGTGTTCTCATTACTAGGCGCAATACCTGGGACTAATCTATTTGTAGTAAGATCAAAATAATAACCATCAGGTGCATTGAACTTCAGAATAGCGCCCGGTGTTAAGTATTTTAAATTAGTAGTATTGAATGTGCCTACACTCTGTGGTTGTTCTAGTGAACCAGAAACAGTAAACACATATCCTGACTCCGCACCAGTATCTACACTACTGGTTTTCCAATATACCACTTGATTAGCTGGACTAGACGGCAGATTATATCTTGTGTAATTTTGAATATAGTATTGTGTTGCCCGATTCAGTGATAACACACTTGATAGTGTATCAGTAAAGAATGCAATGATGTCACTGGTTGTATTAATAGTAAGTGTTAAGAACCCATCACTATCATCCTGATATAATGCTCCGTCGTTACCAAAGCTGTTAGTACTTGAATACTTACCAGTAGGATCTAGTAAGTCTAAGTTTTTACTTACACCGATGCTTGATCTATTGATTGCTTTACTTTTAATAATTGAACTGTACAATGTATAAGGGAAGTTATTGTAATCTTCACCGTTAACCATTCTGTTCTGTGTGTAATAACGAGTAGGCGCACGAAGTTTAATTTCATCTAGTGCTTCACGCTGCTGTGCAGTAGTTACCGGCAAAGGCAATTCTAGATTAAAAGTAATAGTTTCGAACTTGTTTACTCTGCTCAAATATGTAAATGTTACGCTAACGCCGGCCATTTCTAGCGGATCAATCGTGTAGCTTAACGCATTTCCTGCTCGTACATATGCAGTAAAGTTTCCTACAGGGATAGCACTGAATACGCCATCACCAAATACATAGGTAACCTGATCATTAAATCTAGAGTCAACAGAAAAGATTGCTCTACTTGATGATTCGGTCTGCAAATATGCATCTGCATATACATTTTCAACCTGAGTCCACTGCGATAGACTACCGGTTTCTAATACCTGATATAGCCATGTATCGCTGTTGTTGATTCCTTGCACATCAATATCAGCAGTTTGATTACTAATTTGTTGCTGGAAAGAAAAATCATATGTAGTAAGCGACCCTTGCTTGAAGTAAAAGAAGAACCCAGTTTGAGGGCTGCCAAAGCCTAACTTATCATTTCTATAAAGAATATTGAATAGTCCAGATGGGGCCGGCGGAATCTCGTACACATAATCAGTGTCTACCGAACTTGCGCTTACTAGTTCAAAGCCCATGTTGACTCCATCAACTGTGCTTTCAAATGGCACGATAGGCAAAACAGTATTAGGGATAGACATCGTGTATTCAGCAGTAGTTACTCCTAGCAAATCTTGCACATTGCCTGGCTTTCCTATTTTTTGAGTATCGATTAGGGTCGCATTGATGATGGTGTTAAACTGTTCTAACCAATTAGGGTTAGCAGGGTCGTTCCAAAGAATAGTTTGGTTACTGAGATTTAGGCCGTTAATGTCAGAAATGTTTTGAGTAGTAGACACGCTTGTTACCTTTAAGTAACCCTGTGCTGCGATATTTCTTTTTGGTGTGTAGCTGACAAGATTGGCAAGCTTGATAACACTGTCTCTACGCTCAGCAGTATCGATAAAGTTCTCACGAGCATTCAAATCATTTCTAAATGCAAGACCTTGTCCCATAAACGCAATGACATCAAGCAATGCAATGAACTCACTTGATTCAGTGTAATCGTTAAATGTTTCGGGATAATAAAGTTGCAGGTAGTCAATGAAACTTTTTCTTAAAGTTTCATAGTCATAACTTCTAAAGTCAGCTTCACTGAAGGTTTGGTAGATAGTCTTCCAGTCATTCAAACCGAACAAAGCAGATTGTCTAGAACTTGTTGCCATAATGATTCATACTCTTTAAAAGTATTTATCATTCTAAAAAAGCGTGATTTTTAGCTTATTGCGGTCCGGCAGTGCCTGTTTGTTGATTCAAGAACACTGATATTAATTGTGCTTGATTAAAAGGAGTAACTGCCATTTCTAATTCAATTAGTATGCCATTCTCTTTTGGATAGACGCTGATATTAGCAATTTGAATTCTTGGATCTGCGGAAGCAACTCTACGAACTTCAGCTTGAATGGCCTGTACTATGTCAGCCGTATTTGGTTCAAACACAAAGTCCCACATTGTGGTTCCATATCCTGGTTTACCTACCTTAGTACCCTGTCTAATATTGAACGCATTAATAAAATCTTGAATCACTAGCTGCTCATCTACTAAGGTAAATTTCTTTCCCCAGTAAATTGGTTGTCTTATGCCTCCAGGACCCCCATCTGCTCCTGATATGGCATTAGTTGTTTTGGGTTTGTTAGCATTGATGCTTGAATATCCATAGTACTGAGGCATAGTATTATTTAGTCCCTAATTTATATGAAAGTAGTGTTATCTGATGGTCCTATAATTCCTGCAATAGAATTATTGATATCGGTCTGCGAAGAAGACGATCTAGCCTGTAACTGTGTAATTGCAGTTGAACCCTGACCAGCTATTGACTTCACAGTGTTCTTCGTTGGGTTACTATTGGTTTGCTGCATTACTTCCATTGCACTGGCTTTTATTGTGCTAACCGCACTTCCTAAATTAGCACTGTTAAGCATATTTGTTGCTGTTTGACTTGCAGATGACATCAATGATCTAACATCATCTACTGCATTTTCACCAAACGATTCTGCTTTCTTGCGTAAGGATACTAATTCCGAATCATTCAATACAGAATCTAATATGCCCTGTGCTGATGCTATTCCTCTATCTCCGGCAGGGAAATTAGATTCTGCTTCAAATAATTTGTCAGTTGCTTCTTTGATTTTTTGATCCCAGTTTTCTAGCTCATCAAAAATCTTAAATGCGTCTTTATTCTTCTTAATCAACTGCTCTACCTGATTGACCACTCCCGCTTTGATTTCTCCTACTAGATTTGGTAAAGGAATCTTAGGATTGCTCAATAGAGTTTTAACCTGTGAATCTACTCCCAGTCTATCAAATGTATTGAAACTTATCGTAGGTAATTTTATTTTTGCAGGGCCGCCTGCGCCCAATGCTGATAGTCCTGAGAGTAGTCCTGCTGCTTTACCTAAGGGTAAAGCCGACGATATCAAATTAGTAAGTCCGCCTTCTTTACCTAATATTCCTCCCAATTTACTATTAATTGAGTTAGTGATGCCGTCGACGGTTTTGCTTACTTCGTTGATAGCTGAGGTTTGTAGATTATTAACTATGTCTCCTAGCATCTCAGTACCCGGAAGACGGTTGAGTGCGCCTTCGGCATTATTCATAACTGCACTGACTGCTTTTAATCCACCTGGTAAATTATTAATACCACTAGCCAATGCAGATGACATAGCTGCGCTTGCGCCTGATTGGATAGCGTTAGCAGCATTGCTTAATTCTGTCATATCCCCCTTAGCAATAGCGGATGCAGCGCCTGCAATACCACTTATGTCCTTTACTGCATTATTAATATCGGTAATTGCATTTTCAACACTAGATGGAACTAAGGGTGATGTACTTCTTATTCCAGTGACATCAGTATTGATATCATTAAAAATATTATTCAGAGTGTTCATAGGATTCACTATCGATCCTAAATTATCAGGTATTCCATTAATTAAGTTTGGAGTATTGGTTAACGCCTTAGTTAAACTAGTTACAGTAGAAACTGCATTTCCTCCAAATTGAGATAGTAAATCAATATTAATACCTCCGTTTATATTGGATGATAGGGCACCAAATTGATTTATTAAATCAGCAGACTGACTTGATAAGCTATCCCCTACTGATCCTAATTGAGCTTTTATTTGTCTAAATGATCCAGTAATTCCGGCAACAGTATTATTATCGATTAGTTCATTAAGGTCAGTAATAGAGGTGATGTTGTTTTGATCGACAAAACTCTTTAATAGTTGGTCACCAACGCCGGCTATTCCGCTTGCGCTACTTGATATACCTGCAATAGTTGCCGCCGAAGCTTTAGCTATTGCAGTAAGATTCTGAGGTACTCCGGCTTGTAATGGCTTCAGTGAGTCTCTGATAGATGTGAATGCAGCGCCAGCAGGTCCCTTAACTGATTCTACTAGATCAGTGAACGAAGGACCGTCGCCTCCGCCGCCGCCGAACAATCCACCAAGTTTGCCACCAAGACCCTTAAGCCCACCGAGACCCTTACTAAGGCCCTTAATAGAATTGCTTATGCCACCGAGACCGCCTAGCTTATTTGCTAGTCCAGCTGCGGCTGCTCCTGCACCGATTGCAGCAATTGCGTTAGTTGCTTGACCCAGCGTGCCAGTTAATTGTCCGGCAACGTTTGTAATTTGTCCAGTAACTTTGTTAACCTCTGAAGTTATGCCTGAAGTAGCTGAGCCTAAGGCGCCGGACACCGTAGCTGATAATGAACCAGGAATATTGTTGACCGCTGATGTTGCTACACCTGAAATACTCTTAACTGCATTTATAGTGGATGTAAGACCTACTGTGGCTGCGGCTGCAACTATTCCTGCTGTTTGAGTCGATGCTTCTTTGCCGGTCAGTGCGCCGATCTTGCCCAGAGTATTTTGAGCTTTCTGCATTGTTGTAATAACGGCTGTAGTCTGTGATGCGGTATCTGATATGAAAGACTTTAGATCTACTGCGCCAGGCTTACCGGTGAAGAGTTGCGTAGGCATAATACTTTCAATGGTAGCTCCTGCTCGTTGTGCCAATCCATTAATAAGTGTGTCTGCACCCGGCTTTAATATATTTGCGTTAACAAGCTGAGTAGGAGTTTGAGCATATGTACCTACAGCGACGATATTGCCTTCGCCTGAAATTACACCACCGGTTGATTTAACAATAGCAGCGCCTGTCGTTACAGCTTTCTTAGCAATACCAGTTGCAGCACTAGTAGCAACGCTACCCATAACTGCATTAGTAACAGTCTTGTCCATAGACTTAGATATTGTTTTAGTATCCGGCGCAGATGCAACAGTTGCAATAGCAGGTGCAATAGCGCCTGATGCTAGACCTTCTTGATTGGCTTTTTGAACACTACTCGACGGTGTTACCGGAAGACTTTTTGTAGCATCTAGTGTACTCTTGACATCAACCCCTTGACCTGCATTAGTCCAAGGATAGTGGGCCGGTGTTCTTGTAGTAACCGTAAGTAGCTTACCCGGTGCAGCGATGAACCCTTTTTGCTCATCATGTAATGTATCAGTTTGAGTGATAAGAGTAATGATGGGAACTTTCTTTGGGTTAACACTAGATTTACCTGTGTTTAAGTTTACCTTTAATCCATTAATAAATGTCATTCCTGAGCTTGCAAAACTTGCTTGCCCGCCTGCTTTAATAGCCGCCGCACCTAAACTTTTTACAGTAAAGTTTTCTACTGAATATAGCTGCAAGTTTTGACCAGAACGCATTTTAAAATCTTCTTCTGTATTGATATGAAGATTTTTTGCTTGAATATTCATATTCTCACTGGCATGAAAATTAATGTGTTGGTCAGCGTGGAAGTTGATATCTCCTTGTGTTCTCACATTGAATGAGTTGGTAGAAAATATATCGACCGTGCCTTCTTTGCCCAATTCAACAAAGCTTTGACCATTGCTATGTAAGATCATTAATGTTTGGCCATCGTCGCTCATCATAATCTGATGACCCAATGCTGTTCTAATTCTGATGAGCTGGTCACGACCAATGATGTCGCCGTCATCCATAACGATGCTATGTCCACCTCTGCGGGCAGTGACTTTTAATTGCTCTTGATTTTTACTGTCCAAATTTTCAGGTAAGTTTTCATCATTGTACCCACCTTCCATAATAGGTCTACCGGGAGTAGCAACGCCCCAGCCCACACGACTTACTGCTTCTCGTGAAGCACTTGATGAGATTGGGCCGCGAATAGGATCACGAATGATACCTTGTTGACTCATGATGCTGGCAGTATAACTGTGTACTGGTTTAGGGGCATCAAGATAATTTGTGCTATCAGATTGTGCTTTGTTGTTTGTGTTGATACTAGTTACTGGCAATCTGGTTGCGCCCGCCAATCCTTGTGCTTCTCCTTCATTAGGTACTACATTGTCACTGCATCCAATAGCAGGAATCATTTGTAGTGCTTCTGGTTCAGGAATAGCACCTATATAAAATCCTCTACTAGGATCTGCTTCAGCGAAGATGCACAGTACTTTAGTACCGATATCAGGAGGGCTTTGCCATTGACCATATGCACTTGGGTTGCTTACATAATCGCCATTGCCTGACTGACCGGCAGTCGGTTTAACCATACCAAAGTAAGTACTGAGATATTGTACAGTTTTCCAACCGTCTCCATTATCTGATTGGCTATTAGTTGCACCTTCAAGTTGAACTCTGATCTTACCCGAGCGGGTAGGGTCAATGTTGTCCTTAACAACTCCTATTACTGGATACTCTAAAGTACTTCCGCCACCTGCGCCGGGCTTACTTGACTTTAGCGGTCCTGTAGCTTTAAAAACGTCTTCTGCCATTATAATATCCTATTATGTTTCTC